CAGTCCGCGCCAGTCACCTCGCCCTTCACTACGATGTCGCCGCCCTTCAATGTCCACAACCCGGACACGTCCTCGGCGTTGGCGTAGCTCACGGGGTCGGCGTAGGCCTTCCCGCCGGCATCGGCTTCCACGGGGATCCGGATGGTCGCCTTGTTCGCGGCCACCAGGCCGCCCTTGGAGGCGTCCACCGTGCTGGCGTCCGTGGCGAACCAGCTCGCGCCGGCGATCACCGTCGGCGTCCACACGTTGCCGCCCACATCGGGGTCGACACGGGCATTGAAGACGGTGATGGTATCATTTGCCAGTCTCACGCCCTTCCTCCCTTCGGTCGGAATCAAATGAGGAATGAGGAATGAGAAATTAGGAATGATGGATGTAATCCTGACGGATTTCTTTTGATTGTAGGGGCGCTCTCCGAGCGCCCGCGGGCGATTTCCTAAAGGACTAGCTTCGCGTCGGGAAATCGCCCCTACAACGCGACAACGATATGATTACCGCCCATTCAATCAAAGAAATCCCGCCAGGGATTTCCACAACCATTCCTCATTCCTCATTCCTAATTCCTAATTCATTCCCCGATACAGCAGCGGCACGCCGCCGTCATCCTTCACGCCGTACAGCAGCCGCCTGATCTCGGCGTTCAGCTGCTTTTCGACGTTCGCCGTCTGGTCGGCGGCGCTGCCGTAGTTCTCGGAGTAGCCGTCGGTGGAGAAGGAGGCCACCAGGGGCGCGCCGGCCTGGGCGTCCACGCCCACGGCGCCGTCGGCCCTGATGATTGACATCATGGCCAGCTTCACGGCCTCGGGCACCTCCGCCATGGCCTCGACGCGGCTGTCGGTCAGGTAGTCCACCCGCTTCCGCGCCCTGAACTCGGCCAGGGTGAAGTCCGCCTCGGGCAACGTGCCGCCATAGTCCTGATACTCCTCATAGGTCAGATACATGCGCTTCCTCCCTTCGGTCGGAACCAAATGAGGAATGAGGAATGAGAAATTAGGAATGATGGACAAATCCCTTCGGGATTTCTTTGATTAATATGGCGGTAATCATATCGTTGTCGTGCCAGCCTGAATCAAAAGAAATCCGTAAGGATTTCAACATAAATTCCTCATTCCTAATTCCTAATTCCTCATTGGGGCTTTAGCCCCTGGAGATGATCCTCGCCAGCGGAATCGCCTTGGAATCGAAGTACCCCGTCCCGGCGGAATCCTTCACCAGCGCCCAGCGGGCGGCGGTCTTCAGCTGCGCGTCGGTGGGGCTGATGATGGCGGTGTCGGGCTGCACGAAGCTGAAGCCGCGAGGGGCGAACAGCTTGCGCTGGCGGGTGATCAGGTACGCCTGGCCGCCCTTGCTCAGGGGATCCCTGTACACCTCGGAAGGCGTCGCCGCGCCGCAGTCGCAGTAATCGAAGGCGCCCGCGCCCAGCACGTAGGTGGTGTATCTGTTGTACGCCGCCTCGGTCTGGCTGGCCGCCACGGCCTCCACGGGCACGTCGTCGTCCACCAGCACGGTCCGGCCGTTCCAGGTGCCCAGGCTCAGGTCGCGCCGGATGCCCTCGGCATCCGTGAACTTCATGTACTCCAGCAGTTGCAGGTTCTCCAGGTTGGTCGCCACCACGGAGTGCATCACCACCACGGTGAAGATGTCCTTGTTGGCCCCCGCCGCCTTCTGGATGGCGCTGTTCAGCGTGAACGCGCCCACGTTGGGCTCATCCGCCCCGGTGATATCCAGGGTGTGGCCCGCGCTGAAGTTGTCCTCCGTCACGCCGAACACGCCCTCCAGGATCGCCAGCAGGGTCGCCTGGTCCACGTCGTCCCAGTAGTCCGCCACCTGGGCGGCGATGTCGGCCATGAAGTCGTGCCCGGTGATGTCCTGGGAAAAATCCTTCTCCTGCCACGCCTTCGCGCGCCCCACCACGATCATGGACTGGAGGAAGGTCTCCAGCCGGGTGGCGGTGATGTCGGTGTTGCCGTCGTAGTTCTGCGCCACGCCGCCGATCAGGCCGGACATGGGCACGGAGATGAAGTTGCCGCCGGCCTGGTCCGCCAGCACCTGCTTCAGGTCCGGACGTCCCCGCAGGATCCCCGCCCTCAGCAGCGCGTTCTGCTTGACGCGAGGCACCGTCTCAAGGTACTTGCCGAAGACTTCGGCGTTGAAAATCTTGGAATCGAAAACGCTCATATCATTCGCTCCTTTCAGTCGATCATTTGAATTAGGAATTAGGAATGAGGAATGGAGGACAAATCCCTTCGGGATTTCTTTGATTGAAATGGCTGTAATCGAATTGTATTCGCGCCAATTTAAATCAAAAGAAATCCGTAAGGATTTCCTCCATCATTCCTAATTCCTCATTCCTCATTTGGACATCAGCCAATCTGGCTGACGTCCACCGCCTCCCCCGCATTCGCCCTCCGCATGGCCTCCGCCAGGGTCAGCTTCGCGCCGGGGGCAGGATTGCCGCCGGTGGGCAGCACCACCTTGGGGGCGGGCTTGCCGGGGTTCGGGTTCGTCTCGGCGGGGGCGAAGTATTCCTCATACTGCTCACGGATGCCCGCCAGCTGCTCCTGGAGGGATTTCGCGCCCTCTCCGCGGTCCACCAGGCCGTAGACCGTCTCGAAGAACTTGGGCTTGACGCCCTCGAAGTCCTTGCTCGTCCGCGCCGCCTGCATGGCCTTGTAGTCGTCGAACTGACCCTGCAATGCCTTGTAGTCGTCGCTCTCCCTGGGGTCGGGGGTGGTCAGCTCCTTCTCCCAATCCGCCCTGGCCTGTTCCAGCGCCGACTCCTGGGCCTGCCTGGCCGCCGCCTTGGCGATGTAGCCGTCGTCCAGCGACCGACCGTACAGCGCAAAGACCTGCTCGGTCTTCTGTTCCGCCGTCAACTGCTCGTTCGCCAGGATGTCGTTCAGCGCCTTCCGGGTGAAAATGTTCGCCATGATCTACGCCTCCTTTTTCCGGCCTGATAGAGTGATAGGCCGACCTCGCGCGTTTTTCGTCCCGCCGGACGTGATGATAAGAGAGTCACAGGGAACGGTTCCCTGACTCACTCCCGCTTAAAGAACGCGTCGTCCCCGTCCTCCTCCACCGTCTTCCCTTCGTCCCTGATCTTCGCCACGGCGGCCTCAGCCTGGGCTTCGCTCTCGCCAAGATACCACTGCCGAAGCTCGGCTTTCGACATGACCCCGCTGTTCACCAGCAGCAGCCGCTGCTGCAGCTGGGCGTCCACGTCGGTGAGTATGGAATCGTCCCACTCAAAGCTCACCGCCCATTCCCCCGCCGGCGCGAGGTTATACAGCGTCGCGTACACGTCCATCGCCCGCAGCACGTCCCGCAGGCACTTCTCCAGCGCCTTCTGGTTGTCGGCGACGGTGGCGTAACTCCTCTGCTTGACGATCCTCAGCTCCGTGGCCGTCCGCGCGTCCACGTTCGCATCCGAGAACGTCCCCCGGCTCAGCCCGCACAGATCCTCAAACCTTATCAGCAGCTGGTTCAGCCCGTTCACCAGGCTGGCGTCCCTCAAGGTCGGCGCGAACACCTCATAGGTGCTCTCCGCCCCGGTGTCCACCGCCCGGAACAGCCGCTCGTTCAGCTTCGGCAGTTTGTGCCCCTTGCCGTCGCTCTTCTCATACAGCGCCGTCGGGTCCACGTCGACCGCCAGCTCGCCGCCCTCGAACTCCCACAGCAGCCGGGAGTATTGCAGGTCGATCTCCCGCGCCACGTCCACCGCCTTGGCGAACACGCTCGCCCCCAGGGCACAGTCGGCGTCCACGGTGTTGGCCGCGGCTACCTTATACCAGCCGAACAGCATCCCGCCCGCGCCGGTGACGGTCACCTCCGGCTCCAGCGCCGCCCAGCGCTCCACGGAGGCCAGCGGCACCTCGGTGCCCAGGCTGTCCTCGTGGGTGGTCTTGAACGCCCGCTGGGTGATGGTCACGTCCTCGCCGTTGAGCGTGTGCCGCTCCAGCCGCGTGTAGATGGCCTCCCCGTCCCGGAACACGTCCGGGATGATGACGTCCGACAAATTCCCCGCCCCGTCGAACGCCAGCGGGTACAAACTCCAGTCCGGCGCGAAGTCGAAATAGATCTTCCCCGTCGCCGGGTCCGGGCAGGGCTTGACGATCATGCCGCCGGCGGCGCAGCCCACCTCCAGCTTCAGCCGCAGCACGGCCAGCAGCCCCTCGAACGTCTCCTCCAGGAATTCAGACCGCTCGTTCGTCACAGCCTTCCCTTCGGCGTCCTCGCCGCCCGCATCCACCGTAACGTTCATCTCCAGCACCACCTGCCGCGCGATCTCCCCCGCCGCCATGGCGCACAGGTTCAGGCTCTTCACCTTCCCCGGCTCCTTCCAGGGCGAACGGTCGTGGTACAGCGCGCACCACAGGCTCAGCGCCCGCACCATCTCCGGGGCGAGCGGCGTCCTGATCTGCTCCGCTGCGGCAATGTCTTTGTACGGAATCAAACGGCTCCACCACCTTCTGACCGCCTCAGCG